GGGGTGAATAAATTCCGAAAAGGCAATAATCCGTCCGGCGCAGAAGAACTCGGCGATATTGAAAAGTTCAAAGACGGGTTCATCTGGAGTAAAGCCGGAGGGACACGGGCTATTTATAATGATAATGATACGGACATAGATCTACAAATTGACGGGCATAATCTTCACATATCGTCTAATGTTGCAATAGTTCCAACAACGTATAAGCTTAGTACAAGTATAGATATAGAAGATATTTTGAAACGTATCAGTAATTCATCCCTTGAATGGTTACGAAAAAATTATTTTGATATGGAAAAGATACGATGGATAGAGTAAAGAAAAGTAAATTATATCAACCGTCAGGATATCCTGATATTGAATATCTGTTAAATAAGGGTTTGCCGTTTATGTGGTTAATTGGCGGTCGAGGAATCGGAAAGACTTATACTATACTTGAAACAATAGTATTAAAACATCATACTAAATTTATACTGTTAAGGCGTAAAGCTTCTGAAGTTAAAAAGCTGTCAACCGACGCGTTCAATGTATTTAAAAAACTAAATACTGATAAAGGGATAGATATTCGACCTTATCCTAACGGTGACGACTGCTATAGTTTTTATTATGCCGATGAGGATGGCAAGGCGTGGGGTGAATGTCTCGGATATATGATGAGCTTATCAACCTTTTCGAATTTCCGCGGTGGCGATATGACGGACATTGATTTTATAATACAGGATGAGGCGATACCTCAGACATTAAAGGGGCAAAGCATGAATGGCGAGGCTTTCACGTTCTTCAATGCTTATGAAACTATCAATCGTAATAGGGAATTGGAAGGGCGTCCGGCACTTAGAGTTATAAGCATATGCAATTCTACAATTTTAAATAACGACTATTTTTTAACTCTTAATATGATAAGTCCTATAATGGAAATGTACCGTAATAAGAAGGAATTGAAAATAGACCGCGAACACGAACGGCTAATAGCGTTATATCTAAATTCACCAATAAGCGAGCGCAAAAAGAAAACGGCATTATACAAATATACTAAAGATACAGCGTTTGCAAATCAAGCTATTGATAACCTGTTTGAGGATATGGACAGCTTCTTAGACGTGTCACGTCCGCTTGCAGAGTATATCCCGGTCGTAACAATAGGAGAGATTACAGTATACCGGCATAAATCCAGACAAAAGCCGTATTACTTATCGACACATAAAAGCGGAGCACCTAAAGAATTTAAGCTTAATGAATATGACATCTTGGTGTTCCGCAATAAATGCCGAAGTATTGTAAACGCTGTGTATTTCGGAGAAGCCGAAGCGGAAAAAGGGTACTTATTAAAATTGTTATTAAAATATATAAAAATGTATTGAGGTGTATAAAATGAAAAATAATTTTACATGGATTGAGCTGTTGAAATTCTGGGCTGCTCGATTACTTATAGCTACCATTATTGCGGTAATTTTAATTTGTATCTTATATTTTAAATATAGATAAATATTAATTATTAAAGGAGAAAGAAAATGTATAACAAAACAGTAATTCAAGGCAGATTGTGTAAGGAGTGGAGCGAGGTTAAAACAAGTACCAAAGTTATGGTTGCAAACTCTCTGGCCTGCCAAATATTCAAAAATACAGTATTTTATGATATTATTGGTAATAAGGAACAATTAAAAAATGTGCTGCACTTTATTCCTAAAGGTGCAGAAGTAATTATTGAGGGTGTCGTAGAAAAGCCCAAAAAATCATTAGATTATAACCTTAGATTATTTATTGATAAGCTCTATATAGTCCGGGGTATCAAGCCGGATGAAACGGACGATGAGCCTCAGACAGCTTCTAAAATGCCAATTGTTAATGACGACGATTATTGTCCATTTTAAAAAATAAAGCGGGCGGCGCCCGCTTTATTTATGTCTGCAAGTGACAGTCCAACTGCCCGAGAATGCAACACCATTCGTATATATTAATATTACAGGATGCCCGGCTACTGGAGACACGGAAATTAATGTTGAATCTCCACCTATTAAATTTGTAATATCAGCGTCAACAATATAATAATTTGTTAAATCGACATCCGTTCCGATTATTTTTAATATGCTATAACCAGTTGATGGTCCCTCAGCTACTCGGAAGATTTCGGTAACTGAAGAAGTAAACACTTTTTCAACGGGTTCTATAGTTACGGACGGAGCGGTTGTATATGTTATAATATATTTATTATTTCGGAGAACAACCCCGGTGCTATTTGCACTGTCAACATATAATTGTTCAGTCACATTATCCGTTATAATTTTCAAATAAATTTGTGGTGAATAATTATTAACGACTATAGCATTTAAAATAGTTTGTAATAATGCCAACTGAGTTCCTGAGATTGTTTCACCGTCTGAAGTTATGACATAACGCGGGTAATAGGGAAGAACACCTAAAGTTGGCTGTGTATAACTAACCACATCGAAGGAACTTAAGACCACCATAAGTGACTTACTACTATCATAACTCGGAATTACCCTAAAAATAATGCGTTCAGAACTCACTGCATATACACTACAAAAATACCCGATATTTTGCTCAACGAATCTGACGTTACCGTATACAAATTTGTTATTTGCAACATGCGTATATATTGTGTCAAAACTATAGTTACACCGTGCGGTATCGGCAGTTATAGTAAATTTTACATAAAGGATTAAATTATCAACAACTTCTGTAACAGCCCTTTGAGACATCACCGATGTCTGACTTTGACCTGATGATTGAGATATTGGTACAAGCCCTATTTTGTCATATTTTATGTCTCCAGATGTAGTGTTAATCGTTGCACGATAGACGGCATTTTCATTAGTAAAGGGCAAAGTCTGAATCATAATCGACGTTGATTGTGGCGAATATGCTTCATATGCATACCTGATAACGTTAGTGACAGTATCATTAATATAATATCGGGTGTTAGCACGAGTACGGTAATTTAGTAATTCGGACATCGATACATTTATAGTATTCTCCGTGGCAGTATGTCTAACAAAAACATAAAAACGTGTAAGGGAATTCTCAATAGTCGATAATCGCAACCTGACAGAATTAAAATTAGATTCCGTCTCACCTTCAAAAGAAGCAAGATTAGCTATATCCTGATTGACTTTATTGGTTAATTCCTCGACTGTAGTATTAAGACTGTTAATTCTGGAGCTTAAATAATTCAACTGTTCCGTTACAGCGTTTTGGCTCATCACCTTATTTGTTGAATCGCCGGTCGTTTGAACTATTATGTTCTCAAATTGATTTATTAATTCTTCTCTTTCACTTTTAGCGGATTTTACATATTCAATAATCCAATCTAAATTTAAGTCATGAAAATTAGTATAAGGAAAATAGTACATTGTTTCACCTCTTAATATAACAAAATACAGAACTCATTTTTAAATTCGTCACATATGTATTTATTAAAATCAAACATAACTAAGTCTCTTTGACTTTGCGCCATCTGCTGACTTGTAGTTACTCCGATGTTTCCGTGACGACTTAGCGTTACTGTACGATTTAACACATCATTTCTGCTAATATCAAGCTTTTGTGTATCCTTAAATGTGTGTTCCTCTGTGGTTGTATGTGTTAAATTGTCAGTTCTGGTATTAGTAGAAGTAGTACTAAAATTATCAGTGTCACTATGGGCATCCGCTAATGTTGATGAATTAAACGCCGATACTTTATGCGTAGTAGTTCCGTCACGACTGGCATCCCCACTGTCTGATACTGTGCCGGTATCATTAGTTGTAATACTATCTTCAGTGGTTGTCCCTCCACTGTGTGTATGCGTATCAGTTCCGGTATTAGTATCTTCTTGCGTAGTTGTCTCTTCCATATTGTAATTTTCAAGAGGTTCAAACGATTTATAGAATTCCGCAGTAGTGGTATTATATAATTCCGTAAATCTCACATCATTTACCTGTGCCCATGCACTAATAGCAATTTCAGCAAAATTAGGGTTGGGAAATATGAATTCAAGCTCCGCAGTATTTATAAGAATATATCCGGCGAGCTGTGTTGATATCCAATCACTTGAAACATTAAACCAGCTTTTAAATTTTGAAGCTAAATCCTCAAAATCCGCTGTTGTCGGTAGTGTTGAATTGACTATCCCCATTATTGAAAGACATGCGTCCATTAAGTTCCACCCTCCATTTAACCGAAAGATTACCCTCAAGTTCCGGGAACATCTCTATAGCCTGTTTAATTCCTCTCTGGACTTCCTTTAAACTCATATCCATTGCGGAGAACGACTGTTGTGTATTAGCTTCAACCTCCGATGTTATAAGTCGCTCTTTTTTATCCGTATTGGCTGTAGGTATTCCAATTCTATTAAGGAAATCATTATACAGATTTTTAAGAAGTCCGTGTAAATCATTAGCTATGAAATTATCATGGATTTCATTATTAAACTTCACCCAGTGGGGGTTGTGTTCTTCATCAAATAAATTTTTATCTATAAAGGCCGCAGGCTCACCACTGGCAATTTTATCCATAAACTTCTTAAATGTTTCCGCTCCGGCTTTATTATCAGAAGCGAAGACATAAGCAAGTTTTGAATTCAGAATATTAGTATCAAGTGTTTCCGCAGTTAACGCCATCATATCACCGTAATAATTTACAATGTCGAGCATTCCGCAGTAATCGGGACGTATTCTAATTACCGCACATTCTTCACCGATTACAGGTTCAAGTATTTGATTTATTCTCGGATTAGAAATTACAGCATTAGTAGGCTGATACTGTACATTATATCCTTTTAATCCCGCCTGTTGTGGAATTATACCGAATGCCGGAGTATCAATAATTGTAAAATACCCCCATGAGAATAGAACAGCTTTGAAATAATTGCTATCCCAATTCTCCGGGATTTTCCATTCCCAAACACTTAGTAAATCAGAAAATAAATAACGTCTGAAAAATGCTGACAACGCGGTATTCGTTACATGTATTGTTGACGGCGTAACAGGTGCCGTTTCAAGCATGATGTTACCGTATGAATACGGCACACTATTCATAGAAAAAACCTCCGTTCAAGTACGCTTCAATTTTTGCGCGTTCCGGTGCGAGACATGGGAATTCGACCTCTGCATTAGCACACTTAATAAAACCTCCTACAGTGCTTAATACCGCCGGTGCGCAATATGGACGGCCAAACTCCGAATTATATTCATCAGCTATTGAATAAAATGCTGAACATAATCGATTACTTTCAGCAAAAGAAAATGTTGCTAAATCCCCACCTGTTCCAGTCTCACGAATCAGCGGCACTCCGGCAATTGCCGCCCAGTTGCTCACACCTGTTTCAATAGTCATATTTGAACCGTTTCCGGTCAAAGTGCTAATAATACTTGACGCTGAATTAACTATCGCTGTTGCTCGTGAAAGTTCCGATACGGCCTGAACATTAAGTAAAACATCAACGCCTATCTGCGCCTCTGCCTCCGCAATTATCATAGAATTAGAACCATTAGACACACGTAACCATCCCCGGCCGGAATACGCGTCAATACCAATATATATTTTTATAGAAGTTTCATCAGCGATTAGACTGCAATCCAAAGGAATCTTACCAAAAGGCTTAATTGATAATATACGCTTAGTATATAAATCTGAATTTACATAGCTTCCGCGGCTCGATGTTTGCGGATGCTGTGGCAAAGTGATTGTTCTTTGAACACTTGAATATGCTTGTGTGTCGGATATTATTCGACATGTGGCGGGCACGCTCCAATATCCCATATTTACACTTTCTACCACAGTTCCGCCAAATGAACTTCTGTACATCCTAATTGATTTTATAAAATCCAGCGGATTGAATATTGAGGGGTCGTAAGTAATATCTGCAGTTGAAGCATTCCACCACGAATTACTATTATATATGTTCTGAATAAATGTTGAATATTGAGAGGATGAAAAAATATAGTAAGTGATCCCTGTTGAACCTCCACCACCACTTACACCTACAATATAATAGGTTTCATCAATCCATGGAGATTCAATATCGGTTATATTGACAGTAGGATTAGTTAAAACAGGATATACAGTATCAACAATACGTCCGTTAAATGCCCCGCTGCACCGCTCGACATAATGCGTACTTGTTCCAACGTCCCCTTTATATGAGGCCATAGGGTCAACTTCAAGCGTTGCAATCCAATTCCGTTCCACCCATTCCCATTCCGTTATAAAATAATATCTCGCAAAAGCATCAATATAAGCGTAATTATAGCTCGCAGGAAAATAATCGACCGCCCCGGCAGCCTGAAAGATAATGACAGGTTTTAATATCGTACAATTATCTTTCAGCGTTCCGGTATATGTAGTGCCCTCTGTGGGGGTTTTGGTTGAATTGTTTCGTTTCCCAAATCCTGAATATAATATAACTTGCATAATATTAATCCAATGTAAATACTATTGCATTCTCGGTAAAATCGTTCCAGAAACGGTCGGTGAAATGCCATGCGACATTGTAATAACCGCCTGTAATGTTGAGGGGGCTTGTTGCGCTCCATTCATTGCATACTGTCATTCCGCAGCTTTCCTCATCACAGAGGAGTGCAAATACTTTAGGAACAGACACCTCAGAGCTCGGCGTTGTAATAGTGCCGTCAGCCTTGAGATATGACGGCGTTACATTAACTGTATCAGGCGTTTCAACAGACTGCCAGAAGTTGACCGTTTCATGGTCTGCATAACGCAAGAATGTGTCATGATAAGTATCTGCTATCGCGCGCGCTGTACTCTCATACATCGCCGGAGCATACATATATAGTCTCTGGTTTTCATACGGTGTATGACGAGTTATTGCTTTACCAGTTACATTGATATGATGTAGTTGCAAACGCTCTGTAAGAAGCGCGGAAACTGTAGCTATTCGAGCATATACAAATTTCATAAAGTCGGGGTAAACATCCGGAGCCATCACCGTTACGGCTGTATATTCTCCGCCAGTTTTCGTATTGTATTCTGTAAGCAAATGCACATTCTGTTCTGTACCGCCGCCGGACACAATTCCACCAATAAGATTAGAAAGCGTTGCGCGCTTAAGGTTTTCATGTGCTGTCTCTATCATATCCATAATATTACCGGTTACCATGCTGTAGAAGCTTGCCAACTCTTCCGGTGAAGTGAATGCGCACTCCAACTGTTCCCTAAAATATGACCGTTCAATACTGAACACATTCGCACCATAGAAATTAGTCTGCAAAATGTTTGGACGGCGGAGTTTGTACATGTCTACACTCTGCCCATCCTCTGGCAAAGCAAATGCTGTATCATCAATATACGCTCCATCGGCGATATTGAGTTTACGGACAATATTGCCCCAACGTTCCGAAGACACTCTTAAACCCTTGAATTTTTCGGAATATGGTCTAATCGAAAATATAGTACGTGCAACCATCTGTGTGATTGCTGACATTACCGGGTCAACGCCATTCTTTAGCGCTGTTGTAGCTACTGATACAAATTCACTTGTATTAGTAGGAGTAAGCGCGCTCTGTCCTGTCGCTTGCTTAACAATCGAAGTTAATACCGTTGAAATCTGGTTAAAATTCAACTCATTTACACTTGCCA